ATCTGATCCATCGTAATCTTGTTATTACGCCACAACTCAGCCCTGCCCTTGCCAAGTGTACGGTCAGCAAACGTCGGATCTGTTTCAGTCTTGCGCTTAAGCCAGTCAGCAAAGGTTTTATCATTCACCTGACCTTCCATGCTTGCCCTGGTATTATCCGATAATTCGTCCATGTTGATACCTAGCTCTTTCCATGTCTTTAATACAGGAATCATTGAGCAACGACATCTAAAATGCTTGGGCGGTATCTGATAAACCATACTATGACCAATTGGCTTGCCGTCAGTCGTCCAGCGCTTACCATCTAATGCGCCACAGGTAGGGCAGGTTAGTCTATCTAATGCTGCTGACCACTCCTTACCTGACATAATGTCATTGTTATCATCAAATATCTTTTCTCTTGTTGCATTAGCTACTGACTGAACAGACGTATGTACCAAAGTTTCAGCATTGCGTTTGGATATATCCAGCACACTACGCACACGCTTGATAATTTGTGGTGATGTCTCAGCACCGACTAAGCCTTGACGAACGGCTGATTGAAACTTGAAAGCAGTATCTTCTGATTGACGGCTCCACCACGCAGATTGCACAGCCCCTTGGATTATTGTGTTACCGGCTAATGTTTCAAGATATGAGGCTGTTGGTATGGCAGCCATAGTGACTTGATTGCCTACCGCCATTAATAACGAGTCAGTTGTAGCACTCGCTGATACTTGTGCCACGCTGGTGGTAGTATCTTTAGAAATACCAGCTGCATCATCATAGTATTGCTTAATAACAGCGTTAGCTTCTTTAAGCTGCTTATCAATTCTGGCTTTACTCCAGTCGGTTACACCATCAGCTACTTTTGCAACTAACTCTTTCTCAAGATTCTGCAAGAGTTTTACAATAATAGCTCGTGACTCAATCGCCACACGCTCCATATCGAGGTGCAGCTCAACCGTTGAATCAAAAAGAACCTTACTGAGTGGCATTGGCTTTAGATGCTACAGGTGCAACTAATACAGGAGCTTGTTCGGCTATTTGGGCTTGCTCTTCTTCAAAAGTAACTCCATTGGCTATCAGTTCTCCTTGTTGTAGGTTATTGAATAACGTCATGCTTGATATACCTCCGGCTTGCCATGCTGCAACGAGGGCTTGCAGTTCTTGAGGTGTCATCTTGGCCGGAAGATAATCCGTGTTGAGCTTAATGGCAACCTCTGGCAATCCTGCCCATAGGTGCATAAAACTACAAGCCCTTGATAATACCTTACCCACTCCGTCAGATAGTTGAGCTAACACCGAAAACTCACCCGTACTGCGTAGGCTTGCCCCTGTTGCTGTCTCTGCTGTGACTGAGTCGCTGAGCATCTTTGCGCCTAGCGCTGCCATTTGCTTTTCTTTCAACTCTAAACGCTTTTCCAGTGCGCTTAAGCCCTGCCCGCTAAACTCAAGATACTGCGCCTTTGCTGCTGGGTCTGGAAATACCCACGCATTGACTCCACCGACTGACAAAGTAACACCATCGGGCAACTGAACACCAGCCAGCCAAGGTTGCGGGATTCCTGTGTAATGACAACCATTTTCAAGGTCGGCAGTCGTCATGTAGTGACTGATATTCAAATCAACTAGGTCGATCAGCAAGGGTAATTCGTCCGCATCACCCAGAAAGTAAAACGGTATTTCCTTTAATGATTTGCCATTCATTAGCGGGTAAATATCATCACCGACCTGAACAAAGTATTTATCTTTCTCGATAAACTTACGCTGCCGATAGTTGCCCATATCGTCTAAGTCTAAGACACGATAAAAGCATTGTTCATCACCCTCAAATTCTGAGATGGCAACGTATTCTTCTTCTTCGAGTATTAACTGAGTGATTCTTTTGCCATCCAGCCGCCAGTTAATCACTGAATCAGCATCGAATAGAGCTAGGTATGGACGAGCGCCTAGTGCCTGAGCCTGAGCGAGTGTAACGGCTTGAACAGTGGGCGAGTGTTCGACCAAGATACCGCCAAAGCCTGTGACCAAAACTTCCTCTAATACTTCCCCTGCAAATTCAGTCAGTGAGCAATCATGCCCCGTCACATCGTCCAAATAAGGTGATGGATTATCAACAGTTGGCGGTACTCGCATAATCATGCCAGCAAACGCGTCAACGGTTCGACTCATAGCGCCATAGAATACCGCCCGTCTTTTATAGGCTTGGTATTCTGGATTACTTTGCCCTGATAGCACGGGCAGATAGACGTTTCCGGCTTCGTGCACCGCTGTCTGCCCTTCTCTTACGTCCTCACATTTCTCCCAGATAGGCAGCATTTCTTCGCTGTCTGGGTGTCTTTTGTTTATATTCTTTGCTGTGTCGCCATTCATAGTTAAAATCCCATTACTTTTGCTGTTTGCATTGCCCGAATTACGGGGTATTTATAAGCGATAAAATATCCGCTTGAGTCTGCCCAATCATCAACTGCTGGATGGGTATTCCATTTTTCTGGCTCGCCTTTTGCATCATAGCCCTGCGTCTCTAGGGCGTTTGTTAAGTTTGGACAGGTGTCTGTGTTGATTAATAGCCTGTCGTGACTGAGTAACCCGTTATAGGCGTTAATCCTATCTCTTACCGCTGGATTGCTAGGCTTGTATTGAAGCTGATAGCCTGCTTGAGCGATCATGCTTATATCTGACTGACTTGAGTTTGTTTTGTTGGCCTTACCACTAGCATCTGGATAAATAACGCAAGTCTTACCAGCATAGCGCGTTAGGTTGTTGATGAAATCCTGTGTGTCATGACTGACAAACTCATCGACTGCTATCGGGTTATTGTTTTCAATGACGAAAACTACAGCACAACAGCCACCGATATTGAAATCAAGGCCGATATGAATAACGCTATCATTAGGCGTAAGAGATCGAGCAACATGGTGTTTAGTCCTATCGAAAAAGTGATAAACCTTGTTTTGGTTGAGCGAGACAAATTCGCCCTCTAAATAAAGCTGCGCTAATATTGGATCGTAGTTGGCTAATATTTGATCTGTATAACCATCCGGTAAATGTTTATTCTTAAAGGTGCTGGCCTTATACAGGACATAACCCGCTTGTTGTTTCTTAACCCATTTTTCGTAAACAAAACCGTTAATGCCTTGGTCGGGCGTAGTCACAGCGCCTATGGTGTTGGGTATCTCGCGCTTTTGTCGATTACGTTCTGAAATCTTGCGCCAGACTAAGGCGGCTTTTTCTTTCGATAGCGTGTCTATTTCGTCAACGATGGAGTGCGCTACTTCATAAGCAATGATTCTTTCCGGCCTGTCGTAAGACCTGAATATAATTGTTCCATAACCGATGATATCGATTGTGTAATTTGATTTATTAGTTTTAAACTCCGCATTTAACAGCGCCAAATCTGCTTCAACGCCTGTTATTGCCCGAAGATTAATTAAATCATAAGTTGGCATGTAATAAGCGCCATTAGCACCTTTATCAGCTAGCAACAAAGTTACGAGTCTTATTGTTCCCCCTCGACTCTTACCCGAACCAAGTCCACCAACGATAGCCGGATACAATGCTTTACTAAAAGCAAAGTCCCACTGTGATGGCAACAGTTCGTAATTCATCAATCAGGCGCTCGTGTAAAATGCACTGGCTCTCTGATATTTTGTTGGGCGTTAGTGTTGTTGATGACTGTTACCGGATCTTTACCCAATAGCTGTTCCGAGGCTTTATTAACTGTCTCTTGAAATAACTTATGTTCATTCATTTCAAAATCTTCATTAACTTTTTTGTTCATGACTGCCAAGTTTTTAAGCGTCATGTTATTGAGTATTTGAATGTGTTTTGTTCGTTCTGTTATCTCAGCGTCAACAACTGACAACAGCACAGGCTCAAGTGTTGACAATTCAACCCTGACCCTAGCAGCATCAACGATCAACTGTTGTTGTTCGCCCTTTATCCAGCCGTCCTTTTTTGCCTTCCGGCTAATCGCTGCTCGATCAATCCCCGTCTCTAAATTAATAGCTGATAGAGATTTTCCGACCTCAAATAACGCCCTTGCTTTTGCCCATATATCGGGCTTTATCGCTAACGCCATCGTTTAGAATGGAACCGCTGAATTTTTTGACGAGACTGAAGATTTTGTGCCTTTTTTTGGCTTAAAAGCTCTAGCTATCTTGTTCGCTCTTTTCTGTGCCTCACTTAGTTTTGGGGTTCTAAACTTTCCCTTAACTTTCTTAGTGCCTTTTGTTCCTGATCCTGTGTTACCTGTTGCCATAACTTTTCCCGCCTAAGCATTTGATGAGTTGCTTGATATTGATTTAATATTCCCGCTATCCACTCACGATGGAACGCGTATAAAACCGGACAATTATCAATCGTTATCTGCTCTATGTTCATGGAGCTTCTTAAGTTTGCGGATCCACCAATAATGATGTGTTGCCCGCAAACTGTTTTAATTAGCGTTATCTTTGTATGGATGCCAGCGACTGCCAGTGCAAACTGACCATTTCCAAGTTCGTTTGCTATATCTTCTATGCCAGACTTTCTTTCATGTGAAAAATAGAAATCCGATATAACCAGACCCATGACGCCATTGAGCTTAAAGTCTTGAATGTTTTTAAGGCTATCAACATTTTCACGGCTCATTGACAGCGTTGAAATTAATATTTCTTCGGCTACCAAGTCATTGTCGAATAAATAGGCTTCTATTAAATCGCCTGCAATAAAGTTGCCAGATACGATGGCGTTGATGTGTTCGCCTTCTTCAACAATGCCAATATCTTTAACTAACTCTTGAGCATATTTATATTTGACGCATGATGGGCGTTTAAAGCGCTTTACGCGTGCAAATTTTGATGTTGCTGGCTTGCTTTCTTCATCTTCAAACATATCCATGTCAAAATCAAAATCATCAAATTCAGCGTTTAAATCTGCCATTTACTTACTAATCTTTGTCTCAACAACCGTGAGTCGATTATCGAGTCTTGATAACTCATGACGTAAGTCTCTATCTATCGTGGCTAGTGTTTCATTTATTTCGCCTAGACGTTCGTGGAGCTTGTTACCCATCCAACCAATGACGATAATTAGTACACTCATTAGTCCGCCCACTATCGGCATTAATATATCTGCATCACTCATGCGTAAACCCCTGACTTCATCTGTGTGGATAGTTCTAACGCCCGATTGCCGACATCCTTAGACCACTTTGAATCA